CTGGGAGTTGTCCACCCACATCCCCGCGGTGATCTGGCCGGTCAGCGCCCCGTCCGGGGTGATGAACACTCCGGTGGTGGTGCCGTTCTGCGAGTCCTCGGCAGGGAGCATCACCGCGCCGGGCTGTCCCGCAGGGCCGGTGCCCAGACGTCCGAACACCTGAGCCCGCCCGGAGGCGGCCGACAGGGAGAACGTCAGCTGCCCGGCAGTGTTGTACGCGGTGATGCCGCCGGTATCCCAGGTGATCCCGGTGTACTCCTCGATGTCGGTCTTGAAGGTGGAGCCGACGAACTTGCCGCCCTGGAACTCCTTGCCGACGAACATGTCCGAGACGACCAGCTTCGCGTTGGCCTGCCCCAGCCACGCGGTGTCCGCCCAGATTTCGTTGACCTCCATCATCCCGGCCCTGACCTTCAGGAACTGGGCGATGTTCGCCGTCAGTTCCTCGGTGACCGTGATGTTCGTGGCCTTGATGCCGCCGACGCCGATGATCGCGTCGACGTTGAAGTTCTCCAGTTCGGTCTTGGCCAGGTCGATCTTGGACAGGATGACATCCGTGTCCACCAGCGGCGTCGTCACGGCCATCGCCTGCTCGGACCACGGGCCCATGTTCCCGGACTCGTCCACCGCGGCGAGCCGGAAGTACTGCGGCACGTAGTACGGGGCCGCGACGATCTGGGTGCCGCCGCCCCGGGAGAAGCGGACGATCTCCTGCGTGGGGGAGGAGACATCCCCGTGGGCGAGGACCGCGTACTTGAAGTCCGCCGGCGGGGTCTCCCCCAGTACTGTCATCCCGTCCCAGCGCGCGCTGATGACGCCCCGGTCCACGGTCAGGATCGGGGCGGTCAGCTGCGGCGGCGGGGTCAGGTCCTCGTGCATCTGGAGGGTGAACTCCTCCGACCATTGACCCGGGAGCGGGGAGTCGGGGGAGATCGCCCGTGCCCGGAACCGCCAGAACGTGCCGGGGTAGAAGTTCTCGGTGCGGAAGAACGACTCCGGGTTGGAGGCGATGTGCCCCCACGGCTTGACCTCCGCGGCGACCAGCTGTGTCTGCTCGGTGGTGGTCAGCCCCGGCAGGGTCAGTCCCGGCAGGGCCTCCCCCGGCTGGGCGTCGGTCGTCGCGTCGAGGATCGAGGCAGTCTCGTCCCGCCCCCACAGTTCGTACCGCTCGATGGTGATGTCCTCGGCCTTAACCGACTTGGTGACATCGGGGAAGTCGACCATGAGGCGGGAGCGCCGCCGCCCCTGCCGGTCGATGTAGAACGCGGTCTGGAAGGTGATCTCGATGGGGGCGGTGGGCTGGTTGGCCAGCACCTCCGCCTTCTCCTTGTTGATCGCATCCAGCGCGGTCTGCTGCGCCACGGCAGGCAGGCCGCGCAGCGCAACGAGGCGCCGCTCAATATCCCGCTTCCAGGATTCCAGATCCCGTGCCATGGGTGCCTCCTTTCAGGGGGTTGTCAGGAGGTCAGAACAGGCCGTTGGCTCTGGCGAGGAGGTACTCGGATATTTCGTCGGCCATGCGGGTGTATCCGGCCGCCCCGGGGTGGACGGTGTCGACGTAGTAGCCGTTGCTGACTGCCTCAGTGCTGCCGACATCGGGCATGATCTCGCGCAGGTCCAGGAACCCCAGGCCCATCTCCGCTGCGAGGGACTGCATCGCGAACTCGTAGTGCTCCCACGAGGGGGTGGCGCTCTCGGAGCGCTTGAAGCAGGCCACCAGGCAGATGCTGGACCAGTACTGCTGGGAGTCGCGGATCTTGTCCACCACCACCCGCAGGTTCTCCTTGTAGGCGTTGCGCCCGGTGAGGCCGGTGTAGTCGTTCGCGCCGAGCAGGATCGTAACCAGGTGCGGATTCAGCGCCGCGATGTCCTCGTCCCAGTTGGGGTGGTTGGCGGTGGTCACCCAGTTCGAGGACGTCCAGCCGTGCCGGCCGGCGTTGACGTGCGTCAGCCCGGCGTTCTCGTTGCCGTTGAACACGGTGACGCCGTTGATGTAGACGGTTCCGGCGGAGTTGTTGGTGATGACCACGGTGTGGCTTCCCGCCGACCCGAGGGATACCCGCTGCTTGTACCCGGAGGAGGTGGCCGCGGCGGTGCCGCCGTAGTTGCCGCCCACCTGCACCCCGTCGACCTTGACGGTGAACGTGCCGGAGGCGGTGCCCTTGGCGTGCCACACGTCGATGGAGGTGCCGGTGACGGTGCCGGTGATGGTGGCGTTCTGCGACAGCGCCGCGGTGAGCGTGCCCCTGAAACCGAAGGTGGCAGTGGTGGTGTAGGTGCCCGCGATGGTCCAGATGCTGTTCAGCGTCGAGGACGTCTTGATCACGGGGGTCCAGCCGAGGGAGTCGGCGTCGTTCGCTGCGATGGTGGGGTAGGCGTCGCGGAGCTTCGCGGCCAGCTTGTACGGCCAGCCGTCCGTGATGTTGCTGACGCCGGTGCCTTCGGTGATGGAGTCCCCGACATTGAGGATGCGGACGGTTTCGTTGGCCATGTTGGCGACGGCGTTCTGCCACCCCTGCCACGCTCCGGAGGGGTCCAGGGTCTGCAGGCCGGTGCCGCCGGGGATGGCGTAGTTCAGCGCGGACCACACCGCCGAGCCGTTGCCGAACTTGATCTTCCCGGTGTCGGACTCGTAGCCCATTTCCCCGGCGGCGAGAACGGGGTTGGCGCTGGTCCACGCCGACGCGGTGCCGCTGCGCTGCTTGATCGTCGTGATCCCGCCGTCGACGTCCGTGATGTCGGAGGAGTCGTGGCTGTGGGAGAGCGGGGCCTTCCCGGCCAGCGCCGTATCCAGCCCGGTGATGTTCGCTGTGGTGTGGGTGTGGCCGGTGTCAGCCTTGCCGGCCAGCGCAGTGTCCAGGCCCGTGACGTCGGCGGTGCTGTGGCTGTGGCCCACGTTGGCCTTGCCGTTCAGTGCCGTCTGGGTGGCGGTGCTGACGGGTTTGGCGGAGTCCGAGGTGTTGTCGACGTTCCCCAGGCCCACATGGGATTTGGTGATGCCGGTCGGGGTGCCGGTGAACGCGGGGGAGTTCAGCGGCGCCTTGGTGTCCAGTTCCTTCAGCGCCTGGGTGGCGTCGGAAAAGGAGATGGACGCGAAGGACTGCACCGAGGTCTGCCCTGCGGGGACGATTGATGTCACCGCGTAGGTGGCAAGCCACATCACCCGCACGAAGGCGGTGCCCGGAGGGAACTTGGTTGTTGCCGCCCCCGCCGTTCCGTCATGCAGGCCGCCGACAGTGCCCTCGTAGGTGGTCCAGGTCAGCGGCATGATGGTGTTGCCCGCGCCGACGTACATGTAGTTGCCGCCGGCCAGGGTGTTGGACAGGGGCGTGCCTGCCGGCATCGCGGGCCCGGCGTAGGCGGTTTTGAGCGTGAGCGTGGTGGCGGTCAGCGCCGTGTAAATGGAGGTGTTCCGGGTGTAGGTGTGCTGCGGCCACACCCGCCCGTCCGGGTCGGCCCAGTTCCAGATGCCGATGTAGCGCTGGCCCTCGGCCGCGGCGGCGGTGTTCCAGTTCGCCGTGGACGTCACGTTGATGACCGTGTCCCCGGGGTTCAGCGCAGCGGTGAGGGTGGTGGTGGTGTTGACCTTGTAGGAGTAGTTGTGCGGCAGGATCGTCTGGGCCTGCTTGTCGCGCGGGCTGATCCCGGAGTAGAACCGGGACTCCGGCACGTTCTGGTTGCGCTGCACCGCCTGGAAGCGGAACAGGTAGCGCCGGGACGTGTCGACGGGGATGTCCTCGTCGTTGAATACCGTGGCAGCCCCCGCCTTGTCGAAGGCTCCGGCAGCGCCCGCCGGCGCATCGGAGTTGTAGGTGAACGCGGAGAAGTTGGTGTTGTTCCCGAGCAGACCGGTGCCGTTGGAAACCAGGTCAGTGCCGCGGGAGACAATCCAGTTGCTCGCGGCCTTGGTATCCAGCGCAGTCTGCGCGGCGGTGCTGATCGGCTTCGCCGCGTCTGAGGTGTTGTCCACCGAACCGAGCCCGACCATGGCCTTGCTGATGCCCGAGACGGTGCCGGTGAAAGTCGGCGAGTTCAGGTTCGCCTTGGCGTTCAGCGCCGAGATCTCCACCGCGGAGACGTCATCAATCCAGATGGTCCCGACAGTGTGGTCGGTGCCCAGCGTCAGCCCCAGCGTGTTCACGCCGCTGGCCGGCACCGTGTAGACCATTTCCGACATCACCCAGTTGGAGGTGGCGGCGGCGTTCCAGGTGACGGCGGTGATGAACACGTTGTTGTTGTAGTGCAGCCGGAACTTGCCCCAGCTGGAGGTGCCGTTGTAGTCGGCGCTGACCTTGTGCCAGGCCCGGAACCGCCACACCTGCCCCGGCTCGACCTGCAGGGTGGCCGGGGTGATGGACTGGTTCGGTCCGGCACTGACCCGCAGGCTCCGGGTGCCGGTGCGGAACACCGTGGTGTCGATGGTGCCGCGCTGGTGCAGGTTCCAGGACAGCCCGTCCAGTTCAAAGCTGCCGTTGGGCAGGCGGTTCTCGCCCTGCATGGCGGCGGCCTCGGCGGCGGACTGCGCGAGGAGGTCGGTGGCGGAGATGTACGGCAGGGAGTCCCAGTTGCCGGTGCCGTTGCCGAACTTGACCTTTCCGCTGTCGGTTTCCAGGCCAAGTTCGCGAGCAGCCAGCACCGGGTTGGCACTTGCCCACTCCGCAGCGGTCCCTCCCCGCTGCTGGATGTTCGTTACGCGAGGCATGGTTAGGGGGTGCCCCCGTCAATGGTGCCGCCGACAATCGTGGTGCCGGTCAGGGTGACCGTGCCCGTGAACGTCGGGGAGGCCGAGTTGGCCTTGGCGTTCAGCGCGGTCTGCTGCGCCGTCGACACCGGCTTGGAGGCATCCGAGGTGTTGTCCACGTTGGCCAGGCCCACGTTGGACTTGGTCAGGCCGTTGGTGGTCGAGGGCAGGGTGACGGTGCCGGTGAACGTCGGGGACGCCAGGTTCGCCTTCGCGTTCAGCGCGGTCTGGGTCGCAGAGGAGACCGGCTTGTTGGCGTCGGAGGTGTTGTCCACGTTCGCCAGGCCGACCAGCGTCTTGTCCGCGGTGACCCACGTCTTGTCACCGCGCCACACCTGCGCGGTGGTGCCCGCCGCGATAGTGCCTTCCTTCGCGTTCAGCGCCGTCTGCTGTGCCGTGGAGACGGGCTTGTTCGCGTCGGAGGTGTTGTCGACGTTGGAGAGGCCCACATCCGACTTGGTCAGGACCACCGCCCCGGTGCGCCCGGCAACGGAGGTGACCACACCGGTGGCGGCCAGTTCGAGCCAGTCCGCGAGGGTGGCGGGGGAGTCGGTGGACAGGACGTAGGTCTTGCCGGTGTCCGAGCGGATCGCCATGTCGCCGCGCTGGGCGGTGAGGCCGAGCATTTCGGTCTGGCTCGTCACGGGGAACACGTCGTTGATGGCCAGCGCCGGAAGCTGCGCGGTGCCCAGCTGTCCCGTGATCTCAGCGAAGCTGAAGGTCTTGTTGCCCGCCATGGCCGTCGTGCCGGTGGTGCCGATGACGAGGTTGGAGGTGCCGGCTCCGATGGCGGTGCGCGCCGCAGCCGCATCCGCAGCCGTCAGGACGGAGCGGCCGGTGGCGGTGGAGTCGGAAATCTGGGAGGCGGTGTGGGTGTGGACCGCCGGGGCGGACTTGTCGTCCCAGTACGCCAGCGCCGTCCAGGTGGCCGTGCCGTTGCCGACTTTGATCTTGGTGGTGTCGGTTTCGTACCCGAACTCACCGGAGTTCAGGATCGGGTTCGCGGTCGTCCACGCAGAGGCTGTCCCCTGCCTCATCTTGAGGACTGTAATTGCTGGCATTAGCTGTGTTCCTTATCTGTTCGTGCTGGTTTATGGAGTTCCGCCATCAATCACTCCACCGCCACCACCGCCCCCGCCCCCATTTTGGAGGGCAGCGGTGAACGCAGCGACGTCGAGACCGAGCTTCTCATAGCGCATTAGGTCCTCCGCTGTGATGACCCGCGCTTCTTCGGACACATTGTCAGGGTCAGTTGAGTTCACCCAACCCGTATACGCCTGGAAATGAATAGGTTCAGTCATTTAGATCAGCGTCCGTCTCCACGAAGGTCTCCACAATTGCGGGAGACAGGGTGACCTTGATGACCTCGCCTTCACCGGCTGTCTCCTCGACGCTCATCTTATCCAGTTTTTGCATCTGAGTTAGCGTGCGACCCGGCAAAGACGCGGAGAGTGGGATCCAAGTCCCCGGCACAAGATCATCAATCGTCAGCACTCCGTCAGGATTGAGCCGCGTATTGTCCGGGATGCGTACCACCATCGGCGGAACCTTTCCCTGGGCGTGGGCCCGCATCGCCTGATCTTCGAGTTCCGCCTTGGTCGGCGGTTCATCCCCGTCAGCGGCGGCGGTGGCCTCGTCGTAGGCCTGATGCAGAAGCTCCCACTCCCCGTAGAAAGGGTCGGTCCCGCCGTGCGCTCCCCAGTTCCCCTTGCCGTCGGTCATGATGACGCGGGTGCCAAGCTCCATGCCGTACTGGCTGATCACCGGGTCGCCGATGAAGTCCCCGGCGGTGACCATCGCCGTCTGGCCGATCTTCTGGTGCACGTCGAAGAAGATGATGCGCCGGCCGATGACCGTGTAGTCGAGCCCGCCGCGGGCCGCGTACTGGTCGATGTGCTGGAACACGTTGTACTGGTACGGCAGGGTGCGCGCCGCGGTCTTGGCGTCCTGCACGCTCGGGTCGGTGGAGTAGATGTACTGCACGTGGGGCAGCACGTGGATGGGCGGGTCCAGCGCCTCCTTCCGCGCCAGTTCCGCGGTCATGATCCGCTTCACCCGGTCCAGCACCTTGCCGTTGTTGGGGTAGCGGTTGTCGTACTCGTTGTGCATCGCGGTGCGGTTCGTATAGTGCATGACGTCCAGCGCCTTGATCGCCACGTTCGGCCCGTTGTACGTGGGCAGGGTGATCGGGCCCTCCCAGACGCGCTGGGTGCCGCGGAAGATCACCAGTTCGTGCCGCCCCGCCTCGACCATGCCGAGCATCTTGGCGCACTCCTCCCCGGGGGAGGCGACCCATACGGTGGCCTCGGAGATGTCGTCGCGGGTCCGCGCCCACTACACCCGCACCAGCGGATCCAGCATCCCGATCTGCCGCCGGCCGCCGCGGTCATAGATGT